AGGAAGCGCACAACGTCGTTATAGCGGCTCGCCCACTTCTTGAAGTAGTGAAGGCACAGGGGGCGGAAGACACGCGGAAGCTTATTGTAGCGTATCGCCCAAAGTTGTACTTTGCTTTGCAGTCTAAGCACCTCGTTACGCTTGTACTCGACAGCCAGCGCGTCTAATTCTTCTATTAGTTCTTCTATACGTTCGTTCATAAAAAGCACGTTTTAACGGCTACAAAGGTACGCACTTTTTCCCGGATAGCCAAAACAGGACGCGGAACGACAGACACCAAAGGCAAGCAGAACACCACGAAAGCGTAGTATTTTGTAGGCATTTGCAGCCATTCGTTACCACGAAGACGAAGTTTTAACGAAGTGTTTTACCCAACTTTTTTTATTTCGCATTATTTTAATACGCTATCTTTGCATTGTTTTAACGTAACAAAAAATAGTTTTTATGGATTTACTACAGCAGATTTTATCACTACTGAAACAGACGTTTCCGGGCGTGAGAGAAGACGGGTTACGGCAGTTGGCAGCTGCGCTCAGCTTACAGGTTGAAACCCAAGAACAGGCTACCGAACTCGTAGGAAAATTATCCGCCGAGAAGGTAGAAAAATTCGTTAAGGATTGGCGCAGCAAAGCTGACGCGGAAATAGGCAAGGCTAACCAAACCTACGAAACCAGCCTTAAGGAAAAGTATGATTTCGTGGAGAAGGGAAAACCGAACCAGCAGCAACAGCAGCAGCACCAAACTACCGACGGGAATCTGACACTTGACGATGTTAAGAACCTTATCGCGGAGAGCTTGAAGGGCGTACAGCAAAGTATTACCAGCATCAGCGACGCGAAGGTAGCAGAAACCCGTAGGGGGCTATTCGTAGCCGCGTTAGACAAGGCTAAGCTGGAAGGCAGTAAGCGCGATTTGTTGTTAGACAATTTCGGGCGCATGACCTTCAAAGACGATGCGGACTTTGAGAGCTTCATGACTTCACAGGCGGCGCACATTGCTACGCTTGCACAGGAAGAAGCCGACAAAGACCTGCAAAACCACGATAAGCCCATTTTTGGAGCCGTGACCAAAGAAGGAGTAAGCGAGGGCGTAGCAGACTACATCAAGCAGCGAGCCGAAGAGACCAGCAAGCCGACCCTAACAGGGAAGGAAGTTTAACAACCCCAAAAAACCGAATAAGAAATGGGACTTACAATTAAGCGAAAGGAAGACAAGCGCGTAGTACACGCTTGCACCCACAACCTCGCCGATATTCCTAACGGTGTAACCGTGAAGTCCGCAGAGCTTGTAAGCGGTTCTATTCTGAAGGAAGGCACAGCGATTGGCAAGGGTTCAGACGGACTCTACCACGTTGAGAAGACCGCCTTAGTAGTGGAAGCCGTAGCAGCTTCGGGTACTTCGGTTAAGATTGCAAAGGGTTCGCATTTCAAGGTAGGCGATTTCGTCATGTCCGCTGTAAACGGAAAGGCTTACGCCATTACCGCGATTGACACCACAAACGCAACCTACGACACCGTAACCATCGGCACAGCCATTGGCGCGATTGCAAAGGACGCTATAATTATGCTTGCAGACGGCGAACACGCCAGCAGCGGCGCAGCGTTCAAGTTTGCACCTAAAGCCCTTACAGGCGACAGCTACGACGTGGAAGCACTTAGCAACCACCTCGTTTCAGCCGTAACTATTGGGCAGTTCAAAGAGAGTGTTATCCCCCCAATTAACGACGCTATTCTGGGCGCGTTGAAGGGCATTGTTCTAATTTAACGAAAGGGTAGAAAGTTATGATAGCAACACTTATGCGCGGACTTGTAGAGAAGGATATGCAAGCCGTCATCAATACCTACGACTTGAAGCCGTACTACTATCCTACTTTGTTCCCCCTCAAGCAGACCTATACGCTTACGTGGAAAGCACTTGAAGCACAGGTAGGCTTGAAGATTGCCGCCGATTTGGTAGCGCGTGGCGCGTCGATCGACAAGAAGACACGCGAAGCTATTGCCCGTTTGCAGGGTGATATCCCCAAGATTGCGGTAAAGCGCACCAAGAACGACGAAGAGCTGGACGACTACGAAATTATGGTAGCCATGACTTCGCAGAACCCCAACCTTCGCGCACTTGTAGAAGCGTGGGCGGAAGATACCAACTTCTGCTGGACAGCCGTAGCCGCACGTTTGGAGTGGATGGCTTTGCAGCAGATTTCCCTCGGTAAGATTACGCTTAACAACAGCAACAACGTTAGCGTAATTAGTGAATACGACGTAGATTACCAAATCCCAGCCGCTCAGAAGGTAGGCTTTCAGACAGGTTCTGCTAATTGGGCTACAAGCAACAGCGCGAAGCCTATTACTAAGGACTTCAAAGCCGTCGTAGCAGCAGCTAAGGCGAAGGGCGTAAGCCTTAAGTACGCCTTCATGTCGCTCGACACCTTCGCCACCTTCACGGAGACTGCAGAGGTTCAGAAGATTTGCGCAAGCTTCGCAGCTAACGCACTTCAAATCCAGCAGACCCCAAGTTTGGAGCAGGTAAATACAGCCCTTCGCGGTTTGTCTTACCTTCGCGGTTTGCAGATTGTCGTTATCGACCAAGACATCACGATAGAACTCGGCGACGGTTCGCGCCCATTCAGCGGCAACCCGTTCACTGAGAACGTCGTAATGTTCAACGAAAGCAAGGTTTTGGGTCAGACCTATTGGAAGACCCCGGCAGACTTGAACGTTAAGGGTTCGGTAGCTTTGAAGGCTATGAACGGACACACGCTCATCAAGAAGTTTGCCAACGAAGAGCCTTTAGAGGAAGTAACTATGGGTATAGCTAACGCTTTCCCGGCATGGCTTACCTCTTCGCGTTCGTGGTTGATGGACACAGCTAACAGCACGTGGAGTCACTAACACAGGGTAACGGGCTGGCAGCGGAAACAGGTAACAGCGTAGGAAGCTACCAGCCCCAGCCCTTCCTAAAGCCTAAAGGAATGACTTACAAAGAATGGATTACTACAACGGTTAAGCGTTTCGGAGTGAAAGCCGAAGACGTGGAACTGATATTAGCCAACCAAAAGGCGTTAATTCCCGACGAGAACGCGGAAGCAGACCCCACTACGGCAAAGACAGCCTTAGTTAAGGAGTTTGCAACCGTTATCCCTTTGGCAAACGTCAGCGAAGGCGGTTATTCCGTTTCGTGGAATTGGGAAGCTATTAAGATGTGGTACAACATTACCTGCGGAGAGTTGGGCATCATACCAGCCAACAAGCCGAAGGTACGAAACAGGAGTAACGTATGGTAGGAATTTCAGACGTAATAACGAACCAATACCCACACTTCCTATATAAGCGCACCAGCGGCGAAGCCGTACAGAACGCCAACGGAAGCTGGGAGAGCAGCGAAGCCGCTATAGTGCTTTGCGGAGCTTGCAGAGAGGAAACGAACGGCAAGGGCGCGAAGATACAGGCAGCTAACGGCGTATTCCGGGAGTTTTCCGCGTTGGTGCATACACCCGTAGAAGTTCAGCGCGTAACGGAAGGTACGGAAGTGTTCGTTTTGACGCGAGAAATAGAACTGCCCGAAGCGTTATTAGATGCCGACTTTGTGGAGCAAGCCAAAGCCGAAGGATTGGTTAGGATTTCGGGCGAGTGCCTAAAATTCGACGAAGGCAGACTGCACAACAGACTATGGGTATAAAGGCACACTTCAAAGGCAATATAGACGCTACGTTTGCCGCGTTTCTTGCAGAAGTGGAAAGGCAGATTATAGAAAGCCTTTGCAGAATCGGCGAAGAAGTGGTTACGCTTGCAAAGCTTGTACCACCCGAACGCGGATTTACCGACCGAACAGGAAACCTACGCTCTTCTATTGGTTACGTGGTTTGTAAAGACGGGCAACCGTTGAACATCGCGTTTGAAGCCGTGAAGGGCGGACACGAAGGCGTAAATACAGGACAGCGGCTCGCCTTACAGGTAGCAAAAGACCACGCAGAAGGCTATACGCTTATTGTGGTAGCAGGAATGAATTACGCGGTTTATGTCGAGAGCAAGGGGCGCGACGTACTAACGTCTGCCGAGAAGGAAGCCGAAAAACTTATAGCGCGTGAATTAGCAGACTTAATAACAAACGTACAGCAAGCATTTAAGTAATGAAGAAAGTTAGCAGTATAGATACAGACGACATCCTCTACCAGCTTATCCAGCAAGCGGTAAACGAAGGCGTTATTACTATTTCGGGCAAAGTCTGTCCGCAGGGAGAGAGACCCGACGACAGCCAAGCCGAGGATATAGTTATTAACACCATTACCGTAACGCACGACAAGCCGCAAACGGGTACGTCGAACGTGAATATATACGCAGCCGATAAGAAGGTAAAGATAAACGGGAAGCAGCAATACAAGGCTAACCGCGAACGCTTACGGGAGATTGGCGACCAGCTTACGGAATACTTAGACGCGCAGAACGTAGCCGACTTAGAGTTTTGGATCGAGTACGACGTAGTAATTAAGGAGTTGGAAGTAAGACAGCATTACAGAAACCTCCGTATTTCGTGGAATATACATTAACTTTTTAATAGCACAGAATTATGGCAACTTTAGTAACTTTGGGTTTGTCGAAGATTTTGGGTAAGGCAGGAGAGCCAGCCGCTGGCGACTTCGCGGAAGAAGGCTACACGCCTTTCGGACTTACCTACGAGGACACCTGCAACATGTCACAGGACGACCCCGAAACGACAGAGTTCTACGCAGAGGAAGAGGACGACCCCGTAGAGAGCATCGACAAGCAGGGTAAAATTACCTTCGCTTTCAGCATCATGAACCCCGACCTTACAACGCTTACCCGTCTCTTTGGCGGTACGGTTGCAAGCAACGTGTACGCATACCCGGACACCGTAAACACGGTAGAGGAAAGCGTTATCATCAAGCCCCGAAAGGGTTTGATGTTCCAAGTACCACGCATGAAGCTTGTTAGTAAGATTAACGGCGAGTTCAGCAAGAAGGGGCTGCTTCTTATCGAAGTAACGGGAACGGTTCTTAAGCCACAGACTACAGGACTTAAGAAGATGTACGTTAAGCA